TGAACTGCTGGCATCCACCAAAAGTTTGTATTACCGCAAGCGCAAATTGGTGCTGCATAAACTACTTCGCCGTCACGATTACGAATACCGCAAGCAACTTCTTCAACGATTGACCAAAACTCTTTGCGTTGTGCATCATCAAGATTCAAAGCGCGAACTACTGATGAAACTGTGTTCTCGTATGTGTTAGAGCGTTGCATGAAAACTTCGTAAGATGGTGCGCCGTTAACCCAATTTCCTGTCACACCAAGTTCAACTGCAACTGATGTTTCTACTGCGCTAAGTGTTGTTACTGCGTTCATTTTATTCTCCAGTTCTTTGAAGTGCCGTTCACTTCAATAAGACAAATGTAGCCGCAATAGGTTACGGCTTCAAGCCAAAACGCCATTTTTCTTTGTGAGTTGCGCCACATAGAATCTGGACATTTAAGGGTTATTTGTCTAATGCCCCGTGTGCGGCGTAGCCCTGTATGTCCAGCCAAGAATCCTCGTAATCGGGATTGACCGAGATGCGTTGAAGTTTTAGGGCAATCATCATCTGAGCCACCTGATAGGGCGCTAGGGAATAGGGCAGGTCAAGAATGACACCCCACATAATGCCTATTTTGCGAAAGTTCTCTGTCGGATCGCCGTATTGCTCTTGGCGCTCGCTAAGGATGTCGTTGAGTTTTGTCATTAGAATTGCCAGCCAACATAAAACATCAAGAATTCAATATCCAAGCCGTACTTGCTGACACTAATACCTAACCCAAAACCCTTACAGATTCCGTAGGTAATCCAGCTATTTTTTAACCGTAGTTCTCTATGCACTTGCCTTCTCCAGTTCTGTTTCGATGTTTTGTTTGATAACACAATGCTTGCAGACATAGACCCGAAAGCCCATATATAAGCCTTTATATAATTTTTTATTGGCGGCCGAGCAGAAACCACATTGAGCCATCATTTCACCCACTTGCGTTTCGCGGCAAAGTATCCATAGATTCCAAACGCAATGCCTACGGTGTCAATAAACGCAACCCACAACAGGGCAAGTTTCACAATCATCGCTGAGGTGTCCAGTTCACTCGGTAACTTTTTGCAAAAACGGTTAACTCAAAGATGCGGTTATTCGCGTAATAACTTGGCATGAGGCGCAACTTTAAGTATGGCTTGCGGCGCTTGTACCGGGGAAAAATTGAAAGGTGAACTTCTCGCCCAAAGATTCTTTTACGAAATGTTTTCATTTTGACCCTCCCCAACCGCCCCCGCGAAATATCGCTGGCGTTGCTTGAAAGACTTTCGACATGGGCTTTTTGCACTCAGGGCAATCGGGAGCAATATCCTCATAAAACCCTTGGTGCAATTCCATAAACGCTTTACATTTATTGCATCGGTATTGGTAGGTTGGCATTAGAACAATCCAATCTGACCGTACTGAGACGAAACCCAGACGATGCACTCGTTACCATTAGCGTTCTTGCGTAGCTTGCCTGACTCGTAAATCAAGCCATCTTTAAGAAGGCTAAGGCGAGTTGGGCGCAAGGTGTCGCCTGACATACGAAGCGCGGCTTGAATCTCTTGATCCGTAGCGCCGTTCTCCATTTGGTCAATGATGTATTGATTGACCTTTGCTCGGTTAGACCCCATGCGAGGTTCGGCTTTAATTTTCGCGGCGATAGATGTGGCTCTCATTTCTTATCCCCCAATGCAATCTGAGCGCAAGCGTCTTGAACCATAAGCGCGACATTCTCAATACCAAGCTTCACGATGCGCTTGCGATCCGTGACAAGCGGTAGGGCGCAAATCTGCTCGTAAATGCCGAGGCGAATCTGAGCTTCTAGGGTTGAGATGACTTGCTTGGCAAGCTCCTGCCCCTCCGGGGTATCAAGAATTAACTGACCATTCTTAACGCTCCAATGGTTTTCTTTGCAGACGAATTTCATTTGGTCAGCCTTTCCTCAATGTCAAACACGATGGATAGAAATACAACAACAAGCGCGGGTAAGCCTACTAACAATAAAAGCTCAGTCATTTGCCCATGCCTCCGATACATAGTTAGTCAGGATTACATATTCAAGCGTTGCGGTGTCGAATACGGTCTGCGACTCATATCCGCGAGATGACAGGAATTGTTGGCAGACAAGGATGTTCAGCCAATTTGGTTCGCACCAATAAGCCATCTTCCAAGTAAAGAGCGGTTGCTCGTCAAAACGATTAGCTTGCTTTGCCCAATCTTTACCCCATTGCATTGAGGTATTGTGAAGGCGGTCAAAGTCTGAATCCGTGATTGTGACGGTAAAAGTTGCCGATGCCATTATGCAAGCAATTCTGCGTAGCGTGGGTCAGCCATCATGGTTTGAGCTTGTTTTGCGGTACGAACAATCTCCAATTTCGTTGCTGAACTCCAACGAAAATCAAACCACTTATTAACAAAATCGCGGATTTCTTCTGCGGATTCAAGGTTGATTTTCAGTCCGTCAGCGATTGTTGCGGTATAAGCATTTGTAGCCATGTTATGCGACTTCAATTTGATTAAGGTTGAATGAGCAGAAATGTTGTCCAGCCTCAAACCACACATCAGCCTTGCCGAGCTTTGTATTGACTGAATCAAGGATTCCGTACTCAACACCTGCAAGTGATGTAACTTTTACAGTTTGTCCGATTGTCATATTGCGCACTTCATTGACTCGGTTAAGAAAGCAGGTGTAGCACTCAACTGCCATTTTGCCATTGTCTGATTGTGCGGTTGTAAACTTGGTATTGCAGTAAATACAATTTCTTGTAGCCATTTTGTTCTCCAGTTCTGCCCCGCCGTTCGGGGCTTATGGGTAAAACATACGCCCGATCCGCTAGGCAATCAAGCATTTTTGGGTGTGTTTTAGGTCACACAATCAAAGGGGTCGGAAACCTCAATATCCACGCCTGTAATGTCCGAATAGACTTTTTTTGCTTTTATGTCAATTACCTGTGAGTCGTCTAGGTAGGCGCACCCGGTGAGCGCATCCAGCACCCCGCGAACCAGTTTGTCTAAGTCTGGGGCTACTGTGGGAAGGGCGCGTTTGACCGTTTTAGGCTTTTTGAGGCGGAAAGTCATGGAAATAGCTATCGGGTCAGGAATCGGCTCGCACCCCGCCTGTTTAGCCGCGAGAGCAATTAGCGCCCGCCAAGTGGCAAGCTCGGTCGCCCGCGAGTGAATCATGCGCCCCTGCCCAATGTGCTTCATTGAGCCTTGAGGAATCGGAGTGCCTTCCACCCCGAATCGGATCATAATTCGATGGTGACTTTTTCCCCTGTAGCTACAAAGTGGCACTTGGGATTGCCCGATGAATCGCGGAGACGAAAATCGCGCCCGGTGCTTTCATCCTCAATCGAAGTCACTCCATAGCGGGTCGCGCCAAGAACCAGCACATCCCCAACTTCTACCTGCTCAACTGCTACCAAATGAATCAGTTTCATAGTGGTATCCCCCTTTCGGTGTTCCAGTATGACATATATTACTTACTCTGCGCAAATCGGACAGGCCTCAAATCGGGCATATTTGGGCTTTTGCGCCTCTTGGAGTTGTAGGCTTTGACCCGAACCGCCCAAGCGACCTAAAAACCCCGCAAATCGCCTCACACGCCCGATTCTGGGGGTGTGTGAACTGAGTCACGCAACCGTTGTTTTAGCTCGCGGATAAAATCGGGCGCTACAACGGCATTAGAGCTTTTGAACTCTAAAGCGTTGTAAGTCGGTGGCACGATGGTTTTCTTGAAGTAATCACGGATTGCGGCAACGGTAGGGAAATAGCTGGAAGTCTGAACAACCTGCTTGACCGCCTCAAATAACTCAGCCTTGCTGATTTCTAAATCGCCCAAACATTCGTAGTACGCCTCAACCTGCGGGCGGTCGAAGTTGTAGGTCGGAAAGGCGGCAACTGCCAACATCATGCAATCAAGAACATCGGCTTTGGTAATCATTGAGCTATCTCCAATACTGTCGTGGTTTTTAATTCTTCGCGCATCTTTTCCAACGATGCCAAAGCCCGAGGCTGGCGCTTGTTCTTTTCTGCTTGCGCTTCCATGCGTAGGCGCGGATATTTCAAGCGAAGGCTATTAGGCGAAAGGATGTTTTTTGCCCAGAACTCGTTGTTCATCGCCCAGTCAATCGCGGATTTAATCTGATCCGCAGATAGCGACCCGACATCTTCTAAGGTATCCATCTCGCCTATTTTCCCGGCAAGCAATAACCGCATCTCATTTTGCCAACGGTGGGTGCGTAAGGTGTCGGCAGAAGGTCGTTTGCGTAATCCCCGGCTTTCGATGGCATTAGCTAGGTAGTTACAGAGTTCATCAATCGTTGGGTCGGAGGTTTCTATGGTTCTCTTTGTATTCTTTGTATAAGAGGTAGAAGGGACAATTTTGTCCGTTCCATCGGACATATTTGTCTCATGGATGGGACTTATTTGTCCGTTCCAAAAGTCATGGTTGTAGTCAATCGTGTACCACTTGGTGCGGTCGTAGGCTTTGGGTTGGCAAGAAACCACCACGCCCAATTCCTCCAATGCGGTCATGGCGCTTTTCACTTGCCGGGCGGTTAGCCCTAGATTTTCCGCCCATAGCTCATAGGTGTTATAGACCCAGATGTGTCCTTCGTATTCATTATCGGATCGCTCTAACCAGTACGATAATTGTTGAAGGCACAGGGCTTGACTGGCTGACCCAAGTTTTCTCACAATTTCGGGATGCACTTGGACAAAGTAGCCAGAGGCTAGTAATGATGGCTTGGCTTGAGTATGATTCATGTTACTGCTCCTACTGATCTTAGGTGTGGTCACGCCCTCGGCCGTTTGCGCGGCGCGGGGGTCTTTAATCGTACCTGTAACCTTTGCATCCGGCGAATTCATGTCATCGCCCAAACTAGTAGGCAAAATACGGCAATAGCGCCACAAATGGCATACGGTAAAAAGCGTTCGTCAATCAATGCTTGCCTCCAATAATCTATCTACGATCCATGACACTACTGGTACTGCTACGGCATTTCCCATTTGCTTATAGCGTTGAGAATCCGATTGTCCTTCTGTCCAACCGTCAGGAAATCCCTGAAGGCGTTCGCACTCCACCGGGGTAAGTCGGCGAACAAGAATTTCTTGATTCATATCTTCCTCCTGCACTAAAAAAGTTTGAGCGTGGTGAGATTGCACCGATGGCTGATGGGCCTGTAAAGCGTTAGTCACCGTCAACTCTGTTGCGCTAAAAGTATTAGCTTTGGCATCCTCACGAATTGAATACGCTACGACTGGCACATTTCCTCCACCTGTTCCCCACCTAGAAATAACTGTTTGCATGATGTCATCTTCATACACGCGTACATCATTGACCCGCGTTCCATCAAGAATTAAAATTTTATTGAACAACGACTTTCCCATCTGAGACATATTGATTGCTAATTCCCTTAGCATCACTCGCGGTTAAAGTACCAATAATGTTTCGCTGCCCCCCCCAGAGCGCCCCCGCTTACAGTCAAAGTTCGGGAGACATCATCTTCTACGAAGTCTGCAAAGCCAGTTTCTCTAAAGCTTCTTGGAGAGCCTTTGGCAGAGTCTTTTCTCTTTTGTCGGCTCGTCTCAAGATACCTTGCGCGGCCTTCGCTGATAGAAAGTACTTGTGCAGGTGTTCGCCCATCGTCTCCAAGACATCCGACAATGAAGATTCTTCTACGGCGTTGGGGCACTCCGAAGTACTGAGCGTCAAGAACCCGGTACGCGACCCCATACCCGAGTTCAGCCAGCGCCCCGAGGATGATTCCCAAATCCCTTCCTCCGTTTGATGACAATAAACCGGGTACATTTTTGAGGATGAACCACCTTGCTTTGGTTTCGTCAAGGAGTCTGACGACTTCGAAAAATAATCCCGAGCGTTCTCCAGCAAGTCCTTTACGCTTTCCTGCAACTGAGAGGTCTTGGCAGGGGAATCCTCCGACAATAATTCCAGACGATTCGAATCCGAGATCAAGTAGTTGTTGTCCTGTGACATTTTTTACATCCTCCAAAATAGTTGAATTAGGAAATTGCTTGGTCAAGACCTGCCGAGCGTGTTTATCAATCTCTACAGACGCAACAACTTTTACACCCTTGCGTTCTAGCGCGAGGTCAAAACCGCCCACGCCGGCAAATAGGCTAACTGCCTTCATTATTCCCCCAACGCAAACTTGATAGCCAACTCAAAGATGTTATTGAGCGCCCAGACATATTCCGAAGCCTCGCTCTGATCGCGCGCAGCAACCCAATGGTCACGGTTCTCCATGAGTTGCGCGGCAATTTCTTCCCGAAGCGGTTGCTCAATTTCCTTCTGATATTTCTTAATGCGCCGGATTAAATCGGCGTGGTGGCAGTCAAAGATTCGCCCCAAGCACCTGTCTTGATGGTTTTGATTAAATGAGTCCACCGCCTCATCAATAATTGACTTCATCAAACACCCTCTCAACAAGTGACGCTTCTACAATTTCCTCGAACGGTACACCGAACTCTTTGCAATCCCGCTTCAATGGCCCAAGACGCTCCGATTCCAATTTGCCCCTGCCAACGAGCTGACGCTCTAACGCGGCAAGTCCACCCCAGAAGCCATAACGCTCATGAGAGAAACCAACCTCTAAACAAGCGCGTTGAATAGGGCATCGAAAACAGATATTGCGAAGCTGGCGATACTCTGCCTTTTTGTTCTTCAGCAAATCTTCTTCCAGATAAAACATATCGGTATTGATTCCCCGGCAGTTTGCCTGATCCCAATCCACTTGTGTTCTATCTACTGGTACTGGTGGCACGAATAAATCCAAGACCGCATCGAGTTCGTCACGGTCATAGACGGTCGTGTGAGTGGTTTTATCGGCGGTGATGTTGTGCTTTTTGATAATGCGATAAATCTGGCGCTCGCTATATCCGTACAAATCCACCGCTTCTTTCATCGTTATTTTCCGGCGCATCCATTAACCCCTGACTTGTCATAAAATTGGCAATAATCGGCGCAGAAATAAACCGCGCTTCTTTCAGGCGGTGGTGGGGTTTCCATCGCCTTTACATCGGCAACCCAAGCTCGGGCTTCCTCAACAAGTTTCGGATCGTAATCATCTTCCCAGACGCGAATATCCGACATCTTGCCGTCACGCGGAATAAAGACCAACCCGACCTTTTTCACCGAATACTTCTGCGCAATCATGCTCGCGTAGATATTGACCTGCATCTTCTGTTGTTTGGTAGGCAATCCGCCCTTCGCCATCTTTGCCAAGGTAACGGTTTTCCAGTCATAGACGGCTTCTGCTTTGCGTGAATAGAAATCGGCGTGACCCTTAAAAAAATCATCGCTTAGAGATTCCTCAAGGATAAAGTCGTCACCAAAGACATCGTGCGCGGCTAGGGCTTCGGCAATAACGGTGTGCATTGCCGTTCCCATGATTGCGGCTAAGGACTCGGTATCGAAGTTGGTCTTGGGAGTCTGGTTGAGGATATGCCACGCCTGAGTGCGACAACCCCCAACCGAACTCGCCCCCAACTCAGTTTGCACCGAGCGTTCGCGTTGGCTATCGGCTTCCCTCAAAGCCGTAGTCAATGTTTTAAAGATGTCCATTTAATTTCCCGCCTTAATTACTTTAGGTTCTAAGTATTTGCCTAATTCATAATTTGAATTTTTATTTTTAGGATAATCAGTAATTTTATATTTTAAGTTTTCCAACCATTCTTTTTTTAATTTTTTGTCATAAGTTGCAAAATATATGTAACGATGTTTTGCGCTTCTTATTTTTCGCAAACCATTCTGTTCCGTATTTTTGTAATGACGAGAATGTTTATTGCCTTCGGTATATTTATCAGTTCTTTCTTTGGTTTTGCCAGTATAAAGAAAATTTGTTGCTTGATAAATGTAACCATTGTGATTCATTTCTGTATCAGCATAAGAAACAATAATCCAATTTTTGCTACGCAACCTTCGCAAACAACCAGCTACAAATGCGCTTAATTGTTCATTCAAAGTTTCTATTCTGCATAAACGATTTAATTCATACACGCTTGTTGAATACTGTTCGCCCGCTACCCCTTTACAAAGCGACGGAGATGCGGGTTTGCCAAAAGAACAGACCGCCACTAACTCATTGTTAACAAACCATCCAAAAGCTATACTTATAGACGGAATGCGACCTGAATAATGTTTTGGCAAAAGAAAATCTACAGCCACCTGATAGTCAAGTGTGGAGATTTCACCTTTCATCACAAATCCAGCGTTGCTTTGATGGATGAAGAAATGGATCGCGTGATGTCCACCTGCGTCTTGATTCGGCTGACATTCGCCCGGTGAGCCTTAACAGAAGCCTCGGCATACGCTACGGCTTCGTGCTGGCTGGCGTTCTCAATAAGCGCAGCGTCATCGCGCATTACAACCGTCATCTTCATATCAGGGTGTGCGTTGCGCATACGAGACTTCGCCATTGCGATTTCATAGACCGCCTTGATAGTGGAGTATTGAGTCTCCGCTTCGACTAGCGCCTTGTGCGCGTCATCCATTTCAAGGCTGAGGTCATACAGACGCTTTTCGACTTGTTGTGGTGTCAGGCTCATAGGTAATACCGCCCATATAGATAAGCTCCTGCGCAAACAACAACCGCCCAGAAAACCCATGAACCGAATGAACGGAAGATAGAACCTGTTGGGTGCATCATGCTCACTTGGTCGCCTCCATTAAATTATTACAAAAATCTTCAATTGTTTTTTCGTTAAATCTTACGCTTCTTCCAATGTTCATATATGGCAATTGACCGCTTTTTATCAAACGATTGACGGTCGAACGAGATATCTGTAATTGCTCCATAACATCTTCTATCTTCAATAATTTCACTTGGTCGCCTCCAATTCTTTCTTGCGGGCAGAAATAACCTTGTTTAAGGTTGAGCCATCAACAGGAATCTGTAGCAATCCAGCTTCTTGTGCGCCTGTATAAAAGAGCTTCAACTCGGCAACCGAAGAAATCTCAGGCACTTGGCTGATAGCCTCTAGCGCAAGGTTTACTTGGTCGTCTGTGTATGCAGGTTCTTTTGGTGTTTCAGCTCGGCGAGCTACCTTTTCCATTTCTTCCTTAGATGGTCGCTTGCCTTTCGCAGCAAACCCACCGTTCGCTAATGCGCGACCCAAAGCTGAGGTTTCGCAGTTCTCTACCCACGCATCACGATTGACAGGAGATGAACCTTTAACTTCTTCTGCAATCCCGGTAGCAATCGGGTTGAGGTCTGCGCGATCCGCGTAAATAGAACCAATCATCAAGATTGAGTTCTCTGTCTTTTCTAGCACCGCAGTATGAGTGCGACCGTTGGGATACTTTTCCCAAAAGCGTTCTAGTCGAACTTCTACTGGTTCGTAGTTATCAAGGTTGTAAGCCATTGCCGTTCCTTTGTCCATCTGCCGAAGTTGGCATTGGCTCAAGGCTAAAGGTTACAAAGGGTCAAAGTCAAGGATTTTGTAAGGTGTGTTTCTGTGCCATAATGTCGTCATGATTTCGGTGCGCATACGAGCTTACGAGCTAGAGGTGGAAGTTCAGCAGACCGAATCTCACCCTGACGCGCTAACAGACGCAACCAATCGCGCCATAACCTTATTTAATAGTTCGGTAACAACCTTACAATCTAATAATGTGGCTTTATACGATGCCGACCGTTTGCCCGATCCAGAGGAATTAGAGTAGTATCCGCATCCCCCCGCAATGACAAATAACCCCTAGGCAATCCTGCACCTAGGGGTTTTTGTTTTATTTAATTATGCGCCAACTTTGTCGCAATAATCGCGCTCAAATTGCGCTCTGCGCTCTGCAAGCATTTGCTTAATTTGTGCTACTAATTCAGCAGTTGAAAGTTCTTCAAGATTTGTAGCCATTTCGATTCCTCCAGAATCTTGAGCGCCGTTCGCTCATGTCTTAAAGATATACTTCCGCTAACCTCAAGTCAAGGATATTCAGCCAAATCTTAAAAAAATTTTGTGATTTAGCCCACACTCCTCACGGAGCGTAAATGGGCGGGGTTTTCGAACAGATGTTCTAATCTAGCCAAACCTGATATTGCGCCGTTACGCGCCCCTTGAGGGGATCAACGAAGTGGAGTCGCTGGCTAGGCATCCCTGACGCAGCCATAGAGTCTCTAGCGTATCGGTTGTCAGACTCGGTAGAACCTGTCCAGTAAAGGTTAAAGTTCTTTTGAATCGGCTCTTGTGCGTGACGGTGGTAGTGCCCCAAATATATGTCGTGGAAATCGTAATCATGCGCTCCAGCTTTCCAACGGTTAGCTCCTGCAATCCACGCGGCAGGTGAGGCGAATCCACTACGACCGAGTTCGTCTCCATGCATGAGTAAAGCACGATAGTTGCCAACTTCCACCTCTTGAATATCTTCTGGGCAATCTTCCCAAGTTAATCGTTTTTCACCTGCAAGAATTTGGCGAGACATTTCATAGACCATACGATCCACATTGTCGCTCTTAGGAACTTCGGCGCGTTTGCCACCAATACGACCGTGATTACCCCACTCAGCAACAACAGTTACCTTGTCAAAGTTGGCGAGCATAACCCGAACGAAGTCCACGCAGAGCCGAGAGACTTGTGTGAATTGTCCAAAGAGTGATGCGTCAATCTGCCAGAGTTGCGCCGGGTAGTTGAACAAGCCCTCAACCATGTCGCCACCAAACATCACTACGCACTCCCGAACAGGATGATGCTCGCGTTGCAGGTTTGTCAGGTGAACGATTTTGTCGGCGAACTGTAAGACGCGCTTGCGCATAATCTCCGAGTTGTACGAAGTCGTAACCTTTGCGCCCTGCCAGTCAGTTGAGTGAACAAGTGCCACTTCAGGATTTGCCTTACGAATATCTTTCTTTGGTGCGGCTACTAGCGGTACTTTGCCCAATGCCAGCATTGCTTCATACGCTCCACGCAAAGTAGCTACCACCAGTTCATCATTGCGAATCTTGGCTTTGGCTAATTGCTTCTGAGTGTTATTCAAAGCCTTGCGCAGTTCCACAATCTCTGGGTCAAGGTCTTTAAGAGCTTTGTCTAAATCGTTTTCTATGCTCATTGAAAGCACCGACAGTCTTTGCGGCGATGTTTATACAACGATGCTTTAGATACTTCGTAACCTTTGTTAATGACAATGTTATGAATACTTGCCACCCCATATTTCGGCGTATCTAATAGCTTGTTAAATTTTTCTTTGCTTTCATCGCTCAGCTTTTTTAAGAACTCGCCCACGCTACAAGGAAATCCTGTAACGACTGGACTATTCATTAGTTCTTCAATAGCAGAAAGAAGCCCCTGCTCATCCATATAGCCTCCCTAGAGTTAGGGTAGAGACTACACGAACAAGCAGGGGCTTGTCGGTATTGAAAGGGGCGTGTCTAGTGAACGATACCGCTATTGATTTGTATGACCTTCTTTACATCTGTGCCTTCGGGTTGGTAGGAAGGAACTGGCTCGGGAGCTCCCGAATTATTATCTTCAATGTTGGCGAGGTATGGGGTCTGAATGTGGGATGTCGGGGTAACATTGGGATTTGCTTCGGCGTTATGCGAGACTAATCCACCAGTCACAAAGCCAATGAGGATGTAGCCAAGGTGGGGCAGGTCGTGTTGAAAGCCTGTCGCCGCCCATGTGCTAAATGCGCCAGTCATGGCGATTGCTAGTTGCTTGGCATCAAATATATGAAACTTAAAATGCTTCATAGCGAACCCTTGAGCTGATCATAGATTATCTGTGGGAGCGCGCCTGTAACTTTGATGCCTTCCTTTCCTTCATATTTCACTAAAGCCTGTTCGGTCTGGGTATTCATAATCCCTGTGACATATTGAGCGGGAAGCAGTCCAGCTTTGAGTAAAGCCTTCTCCACCGTCATCACGGCATCGTTCTGTTGACCGAGGTTAAAAGCAGTCGCGCTAGTGGGAAATGGCGGGGCAACGAATACTGTTGTGGCTTTGGTTGTAGCGGTTGGCGTAGTAGTCATTAATCCGCTATGTACGGCCCCTGTAACGCCCGCAACCGCCGTTCCTGTACCCGCTACCGCAGCAGTCGCTTTCTTGCTTGTAACGCCCTTAGAAACGGGTTTTAGGGCTACTGGGTACTTGGGTCGGACAATCGCGGCGAGATAGAAATAAGGTCGGTGAACTCGAAAGCATCCGCTCTCATGAATGGAGTCATTGGGATTGCCTGTGTTAAATCCGATGGTTGTCAATCCGTCAGGCGAGGCGTTTTCGATAATCTCAACATGATCCACTACGCCGTCTGAGTTCCAATCCCAAAAGGCTAAGTCGCCGGGTTGACTTTGGTATTTATTGACGACTAGACCTTGGCGCTGAAACCACGGAAGCGCGGCAGGGTTGTAGGAGAATCCTTTAGGGGTTTGCGCGGCAATGAGATTAGACAGACCGACTTGGGCAAAGCACCATGAGACACCCATTGCGCAATACGGCGCGTTCTTGATGCCGTAC